AAGGCGCGCAGGTTTCTGCGAAATTGAGATTGGGGGGTTTGCACCAAATGTCCGAATTAGAACTATTTGAAATTTTGCGCAAAAGTTTTTTGCCTGATTTGAAAAAGAGCGTTACGCAATTTTCGCGCTTTGATTGCGAATCTGAATCTGCAAAGCTGCACATTGAACTTAAATGCAGGCGAACTCATTACGATGATTTACTAATTGAAAAGAAAAAGTTTGATGCGCTAGTTGAGCGAGCTGATCAAATCGGCTTTGCACCTTGCTACATCAACGCAACACCGCAGGGAATCTATGCGTTCAATTTGCGCAAGGTTCAAATCACTTGGGAAAATCACCCAATGCCTGCGACAACAGATTTTGGCAATGCGCAGTTGGTTGAAAAAGCCGTTGGCTTTTTACCAATCGCGCAAGCGGTTCATCTACCGGGGGCGGTGGATTTATGAGAGGAACAAATGACAGCAGGCAGACCACCAAAGCCAGTAGAACAAAAGCGTAAGAACGGAAATCCTGGTCAGCGCAAACTGCCTGATCTAAAGAATGTTATTGCGTTGCCTCAGATTAAGAATCAGCCACCAATTCATCTTTCTGAATCAGGCAAAAAGATTTGGTTAGAGATTCGCGAACTCGCGCCTTGGGTCGCAACCACCGATGGCAAGTTACTCATTGAACTTTGCGAAAAGATGGATAAGAAGTATGAGCTAAAAGAAAAACTAGCTGCTACTGATTATGTGCTTTTCACCGATAAGGGTTACGCCTATGCCAACCCGTTGTTCGGAATGTTGAACACCGTTGAGAATGACATTGTTAAATTGCTTTCATTGCTAGGTTTAACGCCTGTTGATCGAAGCAAATTAGGGGTTGCTGAAGTAACAACAAAGGGCAAGTTAGCTCAGTTGTTAGAGCAGCAAAAATCTAAGTGAGTAATTCTTGGCCCCCTAAATGGCTCACGCCCGTTCCGATTGAAGATCAACTTCGGGGCGATGGCGAGTTATATTCAAACTTTACCGAGGCAGTTTGCCGAGTAACTAAAGATTCAGTTGGCTCGCCTGCGGGCAAGCTACTTGTTTTGCGCGATTGGCAAAAGCAATTGTTAAACCACGCCCTTGCCCGCCGCGATGACGGGCGCTTTCGCCACCGCACCGCACTTATCGGGATGAGCCGTAAGTCAGGCAAGTCAGCTCTTGGCGCTTCAATGGGCTTGGCAGGTTTGACCTTAGGCGGTCACGGTTCGGAAATCTATTCTTGCGCAGCCGATAAGGAACAAGCGCGAATTGTATTCGGCACCGCCAAGCGAATGATTGAAATGGATGAAGAACTTTCATCAATGTTCACGCTTTACCGCGATGCGATTGAGTTCAAAGATAAGGGTTCGGTTTACCGAGTGCTTTCTGCTGAGGCTTATTCCAAAGAAGGTTTGAACCCTTCGCCGCTTGTCATCTTTGATGAAGTTCACGCCCAACCTAGTTGGGAATTGTGGAATGTGCTTTCACTTGCAGGTGGTGCGCGTGAGGATTCTTTGCTTTTAGGTATCACAACCGCAGGTGTTAAGTCGCAAAGCAACGGTCAAGATTCTCTTTGCTATTCGTTGTATCAATACGGGCAGCAAATTGTTAAAGAGGAAAAGAAAGATCAATCATTTTTCTTTGCTTGGTGGGAACCTGAGAAGGTTGAAGCCGACCATCGCATTGAAGAACTTTGGCACCAATCAAATCCCGGTCTTGGTGACATCACCGATTTAGATGAGATGCGTTCGGCAGTTTTGCGAACACCTGAAGCTGAGTTTAGAACCAAGCGCCTTAATTGTTTTGTGAATACTTCGGTTGCTTGGTTGCCAACAGGTGCTTGGGAAGCGTTAGCTGATGAAGATCGTTACCCTGAAATTGGCGAAGATGTAATTCTTGCCTTCGATGGTGCGTTTTCAAATGACTCCACCGCACTTGTCGCGTGGTTACTTGGTGGTTCAAAGCCACATTTAATGGTTGTCGGTTTATGGGAAAGGCCAGATGATGCTGAACAAGATTGGCACATCCCCGTTGCCGAAGTTGAAGAAACAATCATCAGCACCTTCAGAGATGAAAGATTTAGTGTCCGAGAGATCGTGTTCGACCCCGCCCGTTGGCAGCGAACTTTTATGGTCTTGGATGAGGAAGGGCTACCCGTTGTCAGCTATCCGAATTCTGCTGAACGAATGGTTCCCGCCACGCAAAAATTCTACGAAGCAGTTGTGAACCAATCGTTTACTCACGATGGTAATCCCGCACTTGCTAGACACATTGCAAACTGCGTGACAAAGCAATCATCTCGCGGAGTTATGGTTGCCAAGGCAAGTTCTCGCCGTAAGGTGGATGCTGCCGTTGCTTCAATTTTTGGATATGACCGTGCCACTCAACCGCTTGAACCTGCAAAGCCGGTTGCCAAATTCTTTTCGATTCAGGTTTAGGAGATGAAAATGAAACTCAACAAGATTGATTTCTCACTCATCGTTGAAGTTGTTGGCATAAGCCTTGTTACTTCAGGGCTTGCAATGATTTCTTTGCCTGCCGCATTTATTGTTTTAGGTTCATTTCTAGTATGGATTACAGAAAAGGCTAACTGATGAGTTTATCTAAGCGTTTAAGTGGGGCAAGCGATAAGCGAGCAATAAATTCTCAATATGTTGAGCCAATTATCCCTGGCCGCCCGCCAAGTCAATCATTATCAGGCGTTGTTGTAGATGCTGAGTCAGCTATCCGAATGGCAACAGTTTATTCTTGCGTTCGCTTGCTTTGCGATACCGTTTCATCATTACCTGTTGGCGCTTATGTGCGCCGAGGTCGCAACCGCTTGCCTTATGCAGTTGTTTATGGTGAGCAACCTGAATGGGTAACAAAGCCAAACCCTGAAACAACTCGCCTAGAATTTTATGAGCAGATTGTTTCCTCATTCAAACTTGAGGGCAACGCTTACATTATGACCTTGCGTGATGATATTGGTGACATTCAAGAGCTTTGGGTTCTTGACCCACGCGATGTTCGCATTGAGCGCCCAAATCCAAATGAACCTTTGGTTTATTATGTAAAGGCAAGAGATGCTCAAGGCATCTATGAGCAAAAATTAAGTGGCAAAGATGTTCTCCACATTCCTGAATTCCGTTTGCCAGGTCAGCGTTACGGTCTAAGCCCAATCGCAGCTTGCCGAACCACAATTGGTTCAGCAATGGCTGCCGATACTTATGCTGCCGCTTACTTCGGCAATGCTGCCAACCCCGGCGGTGTTATTGAAGTTCCGGGTGATTTAACTGAAGAACAGGCTTCAGATATTGGGCGCGATTGGAACATCACTCACACGGGGCCTTATCGTGCAGGCAAGATTGGCATCCTTTCGGGTGGTGCGCAGTTCAAACCGCTACAAATTAACGCCTCTGACGCCCAACTTTTAGATACCCGCAGGTTCTCGGTCGAGGAAATTGCCCGAATTTTTCGCGTTCCGCTTAGCCTGTTAGGTCATCCTGTTGCGGGTGCGATGTCATTTGCATCAGTTGAAGCGCAGAATCTTTCATTTGTTCAACACTCATTGCGCCCAATCTTGGAGCGAATTGAGCAAGCACTATCAACTTTGTTGCCTGAACCTGATGGTTTCATTCGATTTAACCTTGATGCGCTACTTCGCGGCACAACTCTTGAGCGTTATGATGCCTACACCAAGGGATTGCGTGAAGGTTTCTTGAGCTTGAACGATGTTCGCAGCATTGAAGATTTGTCACCTGTTGAGTCAGGTGATCAATACCGTGTGCCGCTACAAAACATTGATGCAGCCGATGCCAAGGATGTTGGTTTGAAGTTGCGAGCAGAAATTGCCTCTAACTTGATTCAGGTTGGCTTTGACCCTAAGGCAGTGACAGATGCAGTTGGTTTACCTGATATGAAACACACAGGTTTGCCTTCATCTCAGCTACAACAGATTTCAAGCATTGATCCTGCCGACCCAAGTTCGGCTTATGAAGTCAATTCACGCGAAGCCCGCAATGGCAATAACTCAATGATTGTTCAAGTTCCTGAACCAACAGTTAATGTTGAAGCGCCAAATGTGACAATTGAACCTGCAATGGTGATGCTTGAATCCCCTCAGGTCAATGTTGCTGCGCCAAATGTCAATGTTGAATCTCCAACAGTTCAAGTCACCAACACAATTTCGCGCCAACGCGTTGTTAAGAAGGTTGTGCGTGATGATCTTGGAAGAATTGAATCAATCACGGAAGAATTTGTTGAGGGTGAAGAATAATGGCAACAGGTCTAAGCTCTTATCTAGCAAATGCTTTTCTTAATTCAGTTGGTAACGCAACAGCATTTTCAGTATCAACTGCCTATGTAAAACTTCACATTGGCGATCCCGGCGCTAACGGCACCGCAAATCCTGCCACCGAAACCACCCGCAAGTCGGTTTCATTTGGTGCGGCAGGTAGCGGTTCAATGGCAAGTGATGCTGATGTTACTTGGACAGCAATTTCAGGCAGCCAAGATGCCACCTATTTCACCGCTTGGGATGCAAGTACCGCAGGCAACTTCCTATTTTCAGGAACAATCAGCGGCAACGCCTACACCGCAGGCGATACTTACACAATCCCGTCAGCATCTCTAACAGTTGCCCTAACAATCGCAAGCTAAATGGCGCAATTTGTTTTAGATACCTCTCAGCTTGGCGTTGATGTTCTAGGGCCAATTGTTTACGCAACCGCATCAGCAGATTTGCAGGATTTAACCGCCACCGCAACTGCTGAGGTCACAAATGTTGTAACAGCAACAGCAAATCTTGGGGGATTGTCGGCAAGCGTAGTAATTCCTCAAGAACAAACTGCCTCAAGTTCAACAGGTTATTCTTTTGTTCAACCTAACTTCCCTGTTGTTGAACCTAAAATTGAAATAACTATTAAAACAGTTGTTGCAAAAGCAAAAGCACAAATGGCAGGAATCAAGGCAAGTGCTGAATCTAGGATTGATTTTTCAATCATTGAAGATGATGCTGAAGTTTTACTTCTAATTTAGGAAAAAAATGCCTTATTACATAAGCGATGAACAAAGTGATTGCTCAGGTTGGGCAACGGTCAAAGAGGAATCTGACGGAACCTACACAACAATTGGGTGCCACGATTCTAAGCAAGATGCAATTGACCAAATGATTGCGGTTTCAATTTCTGAAGATATGGAACCGGGTGGAGAAATTCGTGCCGTTGATTTAAGCGTTCCACAATTTATTCGTGACAACGCAGCTCGCGGTTTGAAATATCTGCAAGAAGGCTTTGGGGGAGATGGCTTAACTGATGCAACTAAACGCGAAGCGCGTGAAATGGCAGCAGGTCGAGTATCTGAAAACAAAGTTCGCAAGATGGCACCTTGGTTTGCCCGTCACAAAGTTGATGGACAAGCCCCAAAAAATAATGACCCTTCAAATTCTCAATATCCCGGCGCAGGTTTAGTTGCTTGGCTTCTTTGGGGTGGGGATTCTGATTTTAGTGATAGAGCTGAAAATTGGGCGCAAAGAAAAATTGATGCCTTAGATGCAGAAACAAACTCAAGGAGTAAAATGAAAAAGATTGAGCGCCGCACATTCACAGTTCGCGATGTTGAGGCAAGACAAGCTGACGATGGCACAATGCGCCTTTCGGGTTATGCTGCCGTTTTCAATGACTCAAGCGTTCCGCTTCCATTCAAAGAATCAATTGCCCCTGGCGCATTTCGCAAGACTTTAAGCGAAACCCCCGATGTTCGATTGCTAGTCAATCACGAAGGTTTGCCCTTGGCTCGCACTAAGAATGGCACCTTAACCCTTACCGAAGATGAGCGCGGTTTATATTTCAGCGCAGATTTAGCAGATACTCAAGAAGCCCGCGACATTCACACCTTAATTGCTCGCGGTGATGTTGATCAAATGAGCTTTGCTTTCCGTGTTATTCGTCAAAAGTGGAGCGAAGATCGTTCGCGCCGCGTTCTAACTGAGGTTTCACTTTCAGATGGCGATGTTTCAGTTGTAACTTATCCTGCCTACCCAACCACATCAGTTGAGGCAAGAGAAGAATTGCGCAAAGCAATTGGTGCGGTTAAAGAAGGCCGTGAAATAACAGGCGAATCTTTGGTTGTTTTGAAAACAATTTTTGATGATCTTTCCGAAGGTCACGATTACATTATGCGCGCCGTTGAAATGATGGCAATGCTTACAGGTTCCGAAGGTGAACTTGAAGAAGAATCTCGCGAGAAGGTTGGCGATTTCGTTGAATGGGATTCAAGTGGCGGCACCGCAAGAGGTCGCATTGAACACATTATGGAAGAAGGCGTGTTAGGTATTCCGGGAACTGATTTCAGCGTTACAGCCGAAGAAGGTGACCCTGCGGTTCTAATTCGCATTTATGAAGA